GGAGTTCGTTCAGGTCGATACGCTGCTCAACATAATCGGCAGCCGGTGAAGGAAAACCGCACTGAACCAGATCACTGAACAACGGTAGCGCGACAACTGCGCGCGGAAAATCTGCTGGTTTGATGAATTGCATACGACGCACCCACTATTACTGTTTTTATATACAGTAGTTTTTTGAGCACAAATGATCAAGATAGCGCTTCGTTTGAGGGTGAGCGAAGATTAAGCAGTTTGCGTTAAAGCACCCTTTGAATGAAATGCTTAGATGGAGTGTAAATTTTCAGGCCTCTGGTTACTCTGCAACCGGTTCGTCAGATTTTTGGGACTCAAGTGCTGCAACGCGTGCGGTCAATGCGTCAATCTGCGCCATCAGAGCCAGAATCGCTTCATGATGAAGCGCTGCCGCAACGCCATAGGAGTCCGGAGACAAAACGCCCGCTACTACGCTGCCGTCCGGCAGGGTCACATCATGAGTCTCAACAACTGCATCCGGGAACGCGCGTTGCACATCCTGAGCTGTCAGGCCTATCCCGTAACTGCCGTTGGTTTTCCAGTGCCAGGATTGCCCTCGCATAAGAGCCATTTTTCCCAGCGGGTCAGGGATAGGGCCGTCAAGGTCTTTCAGTCGTTCGTCACATGTCGGAGTCCATGAAACGCCGGTTGCCACGCCAGACTGAGAGAAAATCCAGTAAGCTGGTGCGCCTCCGTAAGCCAGTTGAATTACCCCGTACGAGCCGTTACCCTGGACAACCTGCGCATACAGCGAAAAATCAATCCCGGCATAAACACCAGTGCGGAATCTGGAACCGACTGACTCTGCGTTTGTTGTTGTACCGTTGGCAGGGGTTGCAGCGGGTGAAGTACCACCAGATTTTACCGACCCCGCGATAACCCCGCCCGACTTCCCGTCTATTGTGCTGAGGCGCGTATCATTGCCCTGGCAAAACGATCCGGCAACGGTACCGAATGGGTTTGCTAATCCCGTCCCGCCCTGCCCCTGGCTGAGCGGTGTTGTTAGCCCGTTCAGAGAAGTGATATCTGAGTTAGCCCCTTTTTTTGCCAGCGACTTCTGGCCGGGAACCGTGACGGCCACACCGTTAATCGTGATAGTGACGTCACCCGCCCCGTTCATCACATCGGCGAAGCCCGATATATTCCGCTGATACAGCGTCAGCGTCTCAGCGATATTCTGCGCCAGTCCGTCAACGCTCAGCGAATCACTCAGCAGGATGGCATAAGCGGTACCCGCTGCAATTGCCGGGTTTGCCGCTGGCGTTACGGTGAGCTGGGTTGCACTGTTGATTGCCGTTATCTGGAATACCTGTACCGGGTTTGCCAGCGTAACCAGGGTGCACCCAACGCGGATTAACGAGCCTGCGGCTGTAAAATTCGTGCCAGTACCTGTCAGCGTGTTTCCGGCAATAGCAATAGTGCCAGTTGTGTAAATCATATTTTCTCCAGGCATAAAAAAACCCGCCGGAGCGGGTTGAAATCAGGATTGAGTGAACGAACCGGAACCTCTGGATACGTGTATTGTCGGGGAATAAATACCAACGTTCGCGTGATATGTCGCATTATCACTGCGCATCTGAATCGAACAATTCACCACCTGTCCGGTAACGCGGGCGCTGTGCATAACCGTGACGTACGTAGGATGCGAGCTGTCAGTATTTGGCGGGGTGTAAACCTCAATAGTTCTGCTCGACCCGCCAATGGTGATAGTCGCCGTCCCCTTTGTCTGAGTAATGCCTGCACCGGCCTCAGTCGCAGACAACTGGACCTTAACCAGCGCCATTACCACTACGTGTTTTTCACCAGGCAGGTTGCCAGAATCGGTGTACGAAAAGTTTCGGGTGACATTTTCCCCCTCAATATCAGCAAACGTCTGCCCCACAGCTACGTCACCGATAAATGATTCAGCCTGAACGGTGCCTTTAAATGTCCCACTCGTCGCTGTTATTTTCCCGGTGAATTCTCCGGCGCTGGCATAAACAGTCCCGCGTACCGTGACATTACTGAATTCAGAAGAGCCATCTTTACCAATTCGCCAGCCAACTGAGCCAGCCACGTAGTTATTCGACTGGATATACGCCCCAATTTTCGCGTTAGTGATGGTCCCGTCCTGGATAAACGTGTCACGAATAAACGTCTGGCCGTTCTGAATAACAAACGGCAGCGTGACCGCAGCTCCAGCCTGAGACATAACAGCGAAGCGGTCAGCAAGGAAAATAACCTGTGACTGCATGCCGTTGGGTGTGTTCTGCACACCCAACCCCATCCCTGCCGCGTATTGCACACCGTTGACATCCACACCGACCTTTATCGAATACATCGCGTTCAGGTTGCCGTTGATATCCGCTACTGCCTGGGCATTTGTGGTAATTGCCGCAGCCTGGCCGTTTACCGTGACGCTCAGTGAGTTGATCCGGGTCGCGGAGGTCTGCGTAAAATCAGACATCGTTTTCGCAAAATCAGTGATATTGGCATTGCCACCAGCCGTGGCATCCAGGGTTTTCAGCGACTCAGCGACAGCTTTGCTCGCATCCACCATCACGTTATCAACGCGCTGAATACCAGCACTGTTTGCGCCATACTGAGCACTGAGCGTCATCCGGGTGTTAACCTGCGCCAGCGTCTCCTGAATCAATGCCACTGCCGTGTTTTGCACTCCACCAGCCGCATTAGCCGTTTTCCCTGACAGTTCGTCGAAACGGGATGCGGTAGAACTGTCTAGCGTGGACACCGCCTGTGTGAGCTGCGTTACGTTAGCGGTAGTCTCCTCCGTCTGCGCCGTCAGTGTATTAACCGCTGTGGCGCGGGCCTGTGTCTCGTCAGCGAGCGCTTGCGTGAGTTGCGTTACCTGCGCAGCATTCTGGTCGGTTTTCGCCTCCAGGCGCGTGACGTCCGTAACGCGGGCTTCGGTTTCAGTGGCGATAACCTCACGCAACTGAGTGAATGAGGCACTGTTTGCGCCGTTTTGCGCCGTTTGTCTTACGACAACATCAGCGATGGCAAGGGCATTACCAATGATGGCCTCTGCTGTCTGCCGGTTTGCACCCACTGCAGCCGCCAGTTGGTCGGCGTTTTGGGTAATTGTTGCGGCAAGCTCAGCAACGGTTTTGCTGGTTTCAACGGCATTTTCAATAAGGTCTTTGAACAGTTCGGTATCCTTGATCTGCTCAAGCACGGCATCAGTGATGTCAGACACATCAATACTGGCCTGCCCCCTCACCCAGTCGGTGTAACCCGACTCGTTCCCGGTCCTGTCCACCAGTTGCGCGCGATACCAGAAAACCTGCCCCGCTTTGAGTCCCATCTGCTGATATTTGCGCAGCGGATACGGCACGTCTGCCAGCAAAACCGCATCATCAGTCGTACCCGTGGCGCTGTACTGAATTTCCGTTTTCAGCGTGTCGTCCGTGTTCGCAGGGAATCCCCAGTTCAGTTCAATACCGAAAACCACATTGTCTGATGCGGTGAAACCGACAGGTTTAGGCGGATTTCCCGTTTTCCCGGTCAGTGTTGTCTCGGTTGAATATCCCCAGCCGGAGGAAATTTCAGCCGCATTAATAGCCCGCACCCGCGCAAGATAACGTCCGGTGTAAATGGCCGGCACCTCAAACGACGCGGTAGAACTGCGGGGGACGTTCACCCAGTCGCCATCGTTACGCCGCCACTGGGCCTCGTAAGAAATGGCATTAGGTGCCTGGTCCCAACTGACGCGCATCGTCTCCAGGCTGATCCCCTGATTCACAACGGCATAGCTGGAAATGACGATATTTGCAGGTGCAGACTGATTACCCGGCGGGATAACGCTTACCGGACGCTGATCGATAATCGCACCTGTATCGATGCGGGCATATTTATCCGGGTCGTGTGCGGCACCCACGATGGTGAATGTGCCGTCGTCATTTTCCGTAACGCTGACAACGCGGTACTGCTGGGCATAAAGCGAATCTGATTCAACCACCCATACCGCCTGCGCCTCCGGCGTGGTAGTGAACACCATCGAAACCGTGACTTTATTTCCGCTGACGGCCTGAATGGTGCGGCTCTGTGATGCGCCTGTCGGCAGGTTCACCATGATGCGATCACCCGCCACGGCATCCGGCACGCGGTCGAGCGTCAGAACCCGACCACTTACCGCGCTGATGCGGCCACCTGTCACTTTTCCGGCCAGGTCCCTGTCACTGACCGCAATAATGTATCCCGGCTGCGGGATATTCCCGTCAAGACCAACGGAGAATGTAACCACGCGGTCTTTGTTATTGGTCAGAATACCCCAGCGCCCCTTGCGGTTCGCTTCCGATTGCCGGGTGCAGCCGATAGCCGTCAGTTCAAGCTGGTTAAAACCAAAGCGTCTGACCAAATCCTGTTCGAAAACAGGTTCCATTGCGTCGGCATATCCGTTCGCCGGGTCTGAGTATGAAACAAGCGCAGTGGTATACCGGGTTTTTGAAGTGCTGCTGCTGTATGTGAATTTGCCGCCAACGACGTTTGCATTTGTGTAGCTGTAATCGACATCACGCGGCATATCAGCCAGGGCAACAATCTGATTGCCGCCCCAGTACGTCATCCCCCGGAAAATAGCCGCAAAATCCCTCATGACTGTGTATGCGTCGTTACGGTCCTGCACATAAACATTGCAGGTGTAGCGGGGCTCCAGACCATCACCGCCTTTCCCGTCAGGGACAAGCTGATCGCAGTACTGTGCAACCTGGTACAGCATCCATTTATCGATGTTAGCTGCCGTCAGCCTGTCGCCCAGCCCAAAGCGATCACTCACCACCAGATCATAAAAAATCCATGCCGGGTTGTCGGTCCAC